AGCAGCTTTTAGGTCAGGATCGGCTCGATCTAATCTCTCAGCGGGTACGAGAAGAGCAGGCACGTTCGGCCTTCTTTGAGGGCTTCCGCGAGGCCAAGGAGACGTTACAGGATGCTTTGGCTTTGCTCCCGATGGGGGCCGCTCCTAAGCTAAAGGACCGCGCTTATCAGGACTATGCCACGACTATTGACCAGTTGTACACCGAGGAGATTAAGGCCCTATTCTTGAAGTCCAATGATGTTGTGGGGTTCAAGCCTAAGCGTTTGGTCTATGAGCAGGCACGAGAGATTTGGTGGAGTGCTATTGGCGCGCTGGCTCCACAGTGGGATCAGCAGAACGAAACCTATCAAGAATGGAAGCAGCGATATGATGCTTGGCTGGCTGAACTTCCCACAATTGCAGCTCCAATGGCACGAGAGTTGGGTGTGAGCTTTACCCGATTGCAGTTCGTCGATCCCAAATCTCGTCCTATGGATATGATGACAAGGTTGGTAGCCGAGACGAGTGGGCAGGGTTACGAGCAGTGGAAGAAGGAAAACGACACTATCTATACGGCCTTGGATGCGGTGTGGATGAAGATATACGGTTCCCCTCACTATGACATCTTGGGTAATGCCGATCTGAATCAAGAGCAAAAGACATTGGCTATTCGTCAATTGGAGCAACAATTTGAGGGGCCGGACAATCAGCCCAGCGAAGACCAGGTGGTGAAGGCCATGCAGGAGATATACGGGGGTCAGTTCTCCGAAGACCAAATTCGTCAGGCAATCAGGGGGCGCGCTGTGAATACATTTGAGGAGCGACAAGCCCAGGCTGCTGGTCCTCTCCGTGCCAAGATGGATGAGGTATTCAATATTCTGGACCTTATTGCTCCGGGATTAGAGTATGGCAAGTTTGTCGATGCCTATGTAGCCGCGGGTGGTGATGAAGGCGACCTGGATGTTCTCTACAATCCTATCACCGGACAGGCTGCCAGAGACTTTGCCGCCCTTAGTGCCAAGAGTGAGGCATGGATTACCGAAACCCTCGACCATCTACAGCAGGCCGCTGGAGTTTTGGGGCTGGATAGTTTATCGGATGCCGAATTGACAGATCGTGGCAGGGCACGAGACCAAAACAAAATCTTTCGGCAGAGGATTGAGGGCATTCTAGGGGCTGACTTCTGGACGACCCTCTCATTTTATATGCGTCTATCCCAATCGGAGCGCGCGCTTTATCGTAAGGAACAGCCGGATGAATATGCCAAGATTAACGCTTACTTCGATGCTCGGGATGCCTACGCACTACAGAACCCGCTATGGGCTAAGTATTATGTAGGAGAGATTGAGGCTAAAGCCGGAGCCGCCGGAGGTGCAAGAGGTCGGAAGGTCGGTGCGGCACAAGCCAGGGCACGCGCTGTTCAGCCCCCACAGGGTATTGCTACGCCGGGTCTTCGCTCTACATTGGATGTGTCCGAGTTGGTGCGTGATCCGAGTAAGCTAGGCCGAGGCGGGACGACACGGGGATTGGTCTGGCCGAAGTGGCTTCTGGATAAGATCGGAGAGGTTGCGGCGGCTGAAGTGAAGGCCCTAGTGGATGATGGTAAACCGCTCGATCCTAAGACGACTACCTATTTGACTAAATTGGCATCCTTGAATGTAGACGCAAAGCCCATAATTGAGGAAACTCTGACGCTCGATCAGAAGGCGAAGTTGCTCTTCGGCGGGAATCTGCCCGGCCCATATTATCAATCAGAGCGCGGACGCTAATCCGTTAGGTCTAGGGTGCAGACGCCATACTCTACGATTATCTCCCCCTCCATCCAATCGTGAGCTGCAACTAAAGCATCTGTATGGTTGGTGAAGTGGAGAACATGCTCTTGGGCAAAGCTCTCACGCGTCCATTCATCAGACGCAAATAGCATTGCCACGCGGTAGTCTTCGGGACCAAAGCGACCCACGACGATAGCGTTGTCCGCGGACATTTATGTATTCTCCTTATCATGATGTAAAGTAAAAACACAAAAGGTATCTAACACAGACATACTAGTCTAGCACGTTTCCAATTGAATGTCAAGCCCCTAGAATAGTCATTTTACATGGCTATAATGGTCTCTTGACATAACCCTTGACGCACTGGGGTATTTTATGTTATGTTCGTAGTATCTAAACAACCTTGGAGGTCGTAATGGCTCTTCCTGAGAAGCCTGGCGACCTGCTTGGGCCGGGATCAGCACAGCCTGTACCCCCCCAGCCCGGCGGACCTTCACCAGAAGCACCCGCACAGCAGGCTCCAGAACCCGATCTGAGGGCCGAATATGAGGCTCAACGGAAACAGTGGGAACTAGAAAGCCAGCGTAATATCTCGCGGCTCCAGTCCACTCTTATGTCTCAGAGTGCCGCACAGCGGCAACAGTATGAGCAGGAGCGACGGGAGTGGGAGAACAGGCTTGCTGAAGCGCAGATGTCTCATCTTGAGGGTGAGGCACGAACGCAATACGAGCTTGATCTCTACAAACAGCGAAGTGCCTCTTACGAGCAGCAGATTGCTGAAACGCGGGCGCAGGCTGAAGCGATCCAGAACATGCAGGGATATGCCCAGTGGTTTATTGGGCTGGGGGTTCCGTATGACAAACTGGACTGGACTTCTCCTGAAGCGTTGGCTCAGAGTGGTGCGATGGGACTGACTGAACTTCAGCAGTCCATGAAACAGGAACTTGAGGCTCTGAAGGCCACCCGAACCGTGGTCCCACAGGCTTCTGCACCCGGACTTCCTGCTCGAACCGCAGCCGTCCCGACTCCAGTGGTAACTCAGCATGGTGCCGTGCCCATCACCGGTCTGAGTTTCGAGGACTTACGTAAGTCTTTGTCACAACAAGCGGGGCACGAACTCACCGCGGATGACGTCTTCAAGTATGCAGACAGAAGTCCGTCGGTGAAGGCGAAGCTAAACGAAATCGCTCAGGGAATGGCAGAGGCTTCGGCGGCTCGTCGGGGCTAATACAAATCTCGCCATTTCCCTAGAAGGATAAGGAAGTGGCTGCTTTCAATAGTACGGACCTCTCTAATGCCGTTAAGACATTGGATGAGAAGAAACTGCTCCTGCGTGCTCAGCCGCGCCTAGTCCACGGACGATGGGCGGAGATTGCTGAGTACAAGGGATGGAACATCTACTCGATGCGCCGGTATGCTCAACTTGCCGCGGCTACGACCGCGCTGGGCGAGGGCACTACCCCGGCAGAAACGACCGTTGCCAATCCGACGCAGGTTACTATCACTCCGGCGGCTTACGGGTCGTGGATGGGTTATACCGACCGGCACGATCTGACCTCCTACGATCCGGTTATCGCTACGATGTCCGGGCTGTTGGGGGACCAGGCTGGCCTGACGGTTGATACCCTTGTCCGCAATACCGTGACGGCTGGAGCGACTGCTGACTATGCTGGCGGGGCAACTACCCGCGCTACGCTGGATCGGCAGAATGACAAGATCGCGTATGTGGACTGGGTGCAGAACTACGTTTCTCTTCTGGCGTCCAACGCCCGCAAGATCAACGGCAGATTCATTTGCATCGTCCACCCCTATACGCTCGAAGCGTTTATGACCGATTCGACCTTCGTGACGATGTTCACTCGTGCGGGCAGTGATGCCATGCGCGATGGACTGATGGGCACGATCTTCGATTGTGATCTGTACATCTCCTCGAATGCGCGCTCGTATGCGTCAGCAGGGGCGAACAGCGAAGATGTGTACACCATGCTCTTCATCGGTGCCGAGTCCTACGGCGTTGCTGGGTTCGTGGGCAGGATGTTTGATCTGAATATCGACGGCGCTGGGCCGGAGGGTGAAAACCTGACGGGCCAGGAGAAGAGTCCGCTAAGCCTGATTATCAATGATCTGGGCGAGACTGGATTCGATCCTCTGAAGCAGCGCGGCACGGTGGGGTGGCTGGGCTATCACGGCGACTCGGTGCTCAACGCGAACTTTTGTAGGGTTCTTGAGCACATCACGTCATTCTGAGATATTTTTCACAATCTATCTCAGACAAGTAGGAGTATGAAACATGGCAAGTGAAAATCGCGCTTCTGTTCTGCTGCCTAGTGTTGGCGAGTTTGATGTCTGGCCGCGTGCGGTCAAGGTCCAGCGGGTTATCGTTGGAGTGACCTCATCGGACGGCGATGAGGACATCGTTATCGGCACCTCTGGCACGCAGGACTTTCAACTGTGGGACGTGCAGGCGGGCACGCTAGTCTACAACATTGTGGGCCTGATCGAAACTGCCTTCACGGCCTCTTGTACTCTCGAAGTCGGTGATACGACCGATATCAACGGCTGGTTGCTGGCTGCTCACGTCGCGGCTACCTCGACAGGCGATCAGATGATCTACTCGACGGACGGTGCTGACACAACCACGGAACCCGCGTATGCGATGGGTGCCCGTGGAGCGAGTCAGGGCAAGTGGTATCAGTCCTCGGGTACTATCGAGTGTGACATCAGTGGTGCCACCCCGGCTGTTGGTCGGGCAATCTTCTACGTACACTATGCTCAGTTGTCTTCGTAACGGGGGTGTGACATGACCGTAGTCATTCCTCAAAAGGGCGACGCGAGCAAGACCCGCAGTCTCCAGTTTGCCAAGTGTGTGCTCTCGGGCGATACGACTGGCGATACGCTCATGTACGATGTCATCATTGGGTCAGGTGACTCGGCGGCAGTAAGTGCCCTGTTTACCTTCCCCAATGGAGCATACATCTTGGATGTGGGCTTTCAGGTCGTCACTGCGTTCGTTGCTTCCCAGACCCTAACACTGGGCGACACGGACTCGGCGGCAGCCTGGGCTAACGCCGCGGCCATCGGTGCCACTGTCGCGGACACTGAGATCAACTGGACGCATGGCCTAGTGCTGTTGCAGGGTGAGGGCATTGCCTCCACGACCGCCACAGCAGATACGGCCTCGGTGCCTATCTACGGAATCCATGGCCGCACGATGGTTGCAGACACGATTGGTGATCCTATCAGTCTGAATGTGACCGTGGCCGGGGCCGTTCCCTCGACGGGCGTGTTGGACGTGTTCGTGGCGTACCTCCTGCCGTTCGGAAAGTCGAGCACGTGAGGTGACATATGGCTATTGTTAACGCTAAACACCCCGGTCGGCTCGACTACCCCGCACAGGAAATCGCGAACCTCGGATTGTACTTCGTCCGAAGCGATCCTTTCGACTCGACCGGCGCAACCGGCGAGGTCGAGATGTTCAATATCCCGGCGGGTACGCTTATCCACTCTATCGGCTGGAACACGCTGGTGGCGTGGAATGACTCACAGATTTCTCAGCCTGTCATTCTTGTAGGGGATACGGCAACTTATGATCTCTACGGGATGTTGGGTCAGGCCGAACTCGGCTCGACTCATAGTGGCGTGCTGGCAGAGATTATGTGGGAAAGCACCGCGGACAGCAAGGTCTGCATATACGTTGTCTCGGGTGGTGGAAAGATCATCGCCCCGACGACTGGACAGGCCGAACTGTGGCTTTCGTTCCGACCTAAGAGCGAGAGTCAGCCGTGGGTGATTGACACGTAAGTTCTATAGCAGTAGACCAGCCGGGGGCATCCCCTATGCCTCCGGCTGGTCTAGGGGAGTCTAAATGACGGCTGCTCAAAGTAATGCCGAACCGGCGGTGTCTGCTCCTTTAGGAGAGGATACCGCCGTTTCACAGAATACGGACCTTAACAACAGAAGCGACGCGATGATCCCGGTCGAGGCCAAACCTGATGCCGCTCTCGCCGCGCCCGAGTGGTCCGAAGAGGCCAAAGCTAAACTGCGGGCATCCCGACTGGGCAAGCATACAATGTGTATTGTAGGATTTGCCCCAACCACCCGCCACTTGGCTCCCTATGATGAGCCTAAAATAGACGAGCGCGGGGGTACCATTGAGATTTTTGGACTCAATGAGGCACATCGTCACAAGGCAGATTATCTCAAACGGTGGGATCGTTGGGCACAAATTCACGAGCCGTGGGATTACACTAAGCAAAACTCTGCCGCAACCAAGGAGCACTGGGAGTGGCTACAGCAGCCGCACGATTTCCCGATCTATATGCAGGAGGCCGATCCGCGAATTCCTGCGTCTGTAACGTACCCGTTAACTGAGATTGCAGATGTGCTCCTTGGGAAAACAAAGCGTATTCAGGATGATGGCTCGGATATCGCGGTACGGTATTTTACGAGTTCCTTTGCATATATGGCCGCCCTGGTAGCCTATGAAAAGGCAGCAGGCATCAAAGACTGGCACCGCGTCGAAATCTACGGATTCGAGATGGCGACGATGACCGAGTACCAATACCAAAAGGGATCGACCGAGTGGTGGATGGGGAAGCTGGACGGGATGGGCATCGAAGTTATCGTGCCCCCCAAGTGCCGCTTACTGCACGGCTCTCTCTATGGCTATGAAATCTCTCGTGTCTTTACTCGGGACATGCTGGTAAAACTGCTGGATGGGGAACGGAAGAAGGAGCGCGACCAAATTCGTAAGACGGCTACCCTATCCGGGCGCAGAGAGGCGATAGAAGAACTGCTCAAGGAGACTATGGAGGCGATGGATAAGCCTCTATCTGAAGAGCATCTGATGGACCTGGAAGTGCGTAACCTAGAACTTAGGCCGCGGGCACGAGACGCGTTCCAGAAGGAGATCGAATCTGTCCGGGACATTAATGTACAGTTTGGCCGATCCGAGGAGCTGGCCGATCTTATCGCCTACACCGACAATGCCAAGTCTCAGGTTCTCTCGGGGGGCGAAGAGGCCCCGGTGGTCAATAGGCAACTTTTGGAGTTTCGTCTGAAATCTATCCATGATGCAGAGAATCAATGGATACAAAAAGTTCTTATTCGACGCGGACAGCGTACCGCTATCCAGGACTTGTATAAGACGGCGAAGGCGGAACAGCAGGCAGAATATCAGCAACATGGCTCTAAGATTTTCAAGAAGGAGCTTGACGAGTCCTCCATGGCAAACATTATAGTAGGCCGCCGGGAGATGACCATAGAGCTTATTAGGCACCTAGACAATATCGACCCAGACCAGAAAATCCTTCAGATGCTCATGCAAAACGACGAACTACGAAAAGAGGAAGGCAAGTGAACCGTAGTGGCATCTACGAGATTGTTAATACAATCAACGGCAAGAGCTATCTTGGCTCTGCTGGGTATTTGCCGCGCCGTCGCGCGCAACACTGGCACTTGCTTCGATCTGGCAAGCATCATACCCGCTATCTCCAACATGCATGGAACTTCTATGGGGAAGATGCCTTCCAGTTCCGTCCTGTTTTGTTTTGTGAAAAGTCGGAGCTTTTAAGATATGAGCAGGAGCTTTTGGACCGCCGTAAGCCCGCTTACAATGGAAGCCGCAGTGCCGAAAGACCAGCAGGCCCCGCGGGATGGAAGCACTCTCTGGAGGCACGAGAGAGAATCAGGCTGGCGGGGATTGGACGAACCCACTCACCCGAAGTGCGGGCTAAGATGTCGGCAATGAAAAGGGGCATAAAGTTTACAGATGAACATAGAGATAAACTAAGCGCGGCACGACAATCACAACCACTCTCTGCCCGCTGTAGACGAGGCCATTCCTATAGTGGGCCAGAATCGAGTGTTTATGTCGCCCCTAATGGTAAGCGATCATGTCGGGCATGTAAACGCATACGAGCGAATAGGGCTTATCATATCAAGAAGGAAGAGGGCAAATGAGCAGGCGGAAAAGACGAGCACAGGCATTGCAACTAGAGAAAGAGATTCTGCATCAACCAGTTCGTACAGATGGGCAGCACGAAAGCCCTCTTATCGCTGATTATATGCAACAGTTTGTTGGTGCTTCCCATAGCGAAACAGCAGAGTTGGCGCTGGCTCTTGACCGTTTTCTAAAGGGCGACTTTTCCCTTCTCAATGATCCAAAGCAGGTCGAGAGATTAAATAGATTTCGAGAATTCATGGCAAAGCGGGACGATGCCGAGCGTCGATGGACTGAGGACAGGGAGAAGTCTGCCGATGATATGTTTCGTAGGGCCGAGAAGGTCCTGCCCTCGCGTGAGAAGAGAGATGAGGTTATTGCTCTAGGCGTGCGGACCATGCAGGATGCGTTATCCTTGGCTCGGGCTACTCGCTCAACTAAGCAATTGCGCCTGCAATGGCTGATTAAGAACGGCCCCAAGCGGGAAGTATTTGTAATGGGCATGCCGACGAACTCTGGCGGGCAGTTCGTATTAGCCCCCGAGGTTATCAATATCATGGGGATACAAATGGTCCTGGCTCCGGGCAAGCATATGCTACCCGAGGTCTTTGCACAGCGCCTCGACCAGATGCAAGAGGAACGCAAAGAGCGCGCGGCCCGCGAGAGGGTACTAGGCGGAAACCTGCGGGCCGATGAGTTGGGCCAACGCTGGTCGCAGATTGGGGACGAATTCGGAAGCATATCCATTGGACGAGAATCGGAGAATGAACTTCTCTCCATTCCAGGAGTTGTAGCATGAACAGGACAATCTATATCCTTGACACATCAACTGGTACCGACGATACTACCGGCGCGGCAAATGGCATCTTCTTGGATAAGAGGTTTACTGTACCCACAGATCGCTATTGGCACATCAAAAGCCTTATGGTCACGGCCATTACATCCGCGGCTGTTGGTAATCGACGCCTTGCCGTTCAGATTGATCGAGACTCAACGGCAGATACCTCACCATATGTTGATGTCCGCTCCGCTGTAGACCAAGCCGCCAGCGTGACTCGGTACTACAACTTTTTCCCCGAGGCAGCCCTACAGACAGCCTTTGCCGATACTGATTGGCTCACTGTCCCCCTACCTGACGTTGAGCTTCCTGCGGGGTGGGTGGTGCGTATCTTCGATGAGGCGGCCATTGGTACAACCGCCGCTCCCGACGACATGGATATCCGTCTCGTGGTTGAGCAGCGCGGTGCAAGGGATGTGGCATGAGCAATAATTGGCGTAGTGTCTATCTCTCCGATACGGGCGCAACGGGAACAGGGACAGCCGATAAGTCTATTACTGTTCCAGAGGACCGAGAATATCGGATTCAGTCTCTCATCGCCCAGTTCACAACTACGGCCTCTGCTGGTACTCATCAACTCTATCTGACAATGGACCGGGGACAGACGGGAGATACGGGGCCTTATGTAGATGCGCGGGCGGGTGCGACTCAAGCGCAAAGCCTGACCTACTTCTATGAGTTTGGTCCTGACCTGCCCCTTTCAACCGCCGCTGGGGATACGGACTATCTGACTGTGCCCATTCCCGACGTTGTACTACCGGCAGGGTGGGTCATCAGAGTATTCGATCAGAGTGCCGTTGGTTCTAGTGACGACGCGCTAGAACTGCGTGCCCTTGTGAGTATGCGTGGGGCTAAGTCCTCAACATGAGTGAACCAGTCTGGACGCGGAGACAGATACGACAGGGCATCGGCAGATTGAGTAGACAGGAATTCTTCCTGCGATATCCAGGCGGGTCTGTTGCATTGACATCTGCCGGTGCGAGCGGAGAGAATACGACAGCCGTTACTACGGCCCCGCTCCTGACCCAAACCGCTGACTTCTGGAATGGGTCATATATGTGGTCGGTAGCAAGTTCGCAGGAAGTCCGAATTAACGATTACTCTTCGGATTCTGGCGTTTTGACCCATGAATATGCCATCTCTGCGCTTAGTAGTGCCGACTCGATAGAACTCTATGAGACGTGGCCGCCCAGTCAGATTCATGAGGCCATCAATCAGGCCATCGAGTCGGCGGGATTGGCCTATCCCAATACTGTCATTGACGAAAGCCTAGTCATCGAAGAGAACAAAATGACCTATGCGATGAGCGGGCTGTCAACAGCGCCCTACAAGATTCTTCAGGTGTATATGGAGCAACCCGCGAGTTCTATTACCGGAAATCCGACGGCAGTAACGGCTACAACCCTAGCTGATGCCGCTCAGGACTTCTCAACCGCAGATACCGACCATTTCGTTTCCGTCTATGCTGGTACGGGATCAGGACAGCTACGAGAGGTCTCAACCGGGGATTCCGATGGCAGCTTGACTGTTGCCACATGGACAACCAATCCTGACACGACCTCATCGTATCGCTATTGGGATGCGGGTAATCAACAGCTTGATTGGTATCGTATTATGGGCGCAAGGCCGGAGCCAAATGCCTATCCTGATAACATTCACCTGTCTGCCCTAGCTCCTTCTATGTATGGTGCAAGATTGCGACTGGTCATGTTGGCAAAGCCCGCCAGTCTGAGCGCCGATACGGACGAGACAACCATTCCCATTCGATACATTACAAACAAGGCCATGTCGATCCTGCATGACTCGTTGATCGGGGACAATCGGGTGGACCGGGCGGTACATGCCAGTCTTGCAGAATACTATGATGAACTGGCGGCCAAACTGCTTGCACAGTTCCCTCGTCGTCAGCCCCCCGGCACAATCTGGACAGATGAAAGCGGCAACATATCGCCATCCCGACTCGACTCGGTAGGCGACCCGCTTCGCTGGAGAGGATAGACCATGCCGCCTAGATATATTGGACCTCCGGTGCGTGATTGGAGCAGACGGTACATTGGCCCTCCGGTCCCCGGCGGCGGGAAACAGTATATTGGTCCCCCCGTTCCTGGGGGGAATGGCCTAACGCCTACCCCCATGCCTGCTCCGGGACCGATGCCCAAAACACAGCCGCCCCCGCCTCCCGTGCCCATGCCTGCTCCAGGGCCGATGCCCAAGACACAGCCCCCCATTCCTGGTGGTCCGCCCTCTGGTGGTCCGCCCTCACTTCCTCCATCTGTGGGCGGAGCTATTGGACAAGGCTGGCTTACGGCATTCGGTGAAATCCTGCCCCAGATGTATAACCCAGCGACTTATGGACTGGGTGGATATTCATTGCCATGGACACAAGGCGTGTTTGCTCCGGGACTTGGTACGGATGTGACTCGTCGCCAAGATGTTCAGCCGCCCGTCAATCTGCCTGCCTATCTCAAACTCTTGCAGGCAATGGGCAACCCCGAATATTTCAATCAGCTCATCGCGTACATGAAGAGACTAGGGGGATCGCAAGTAAGTCCACCGACCCCAGGCAGCGAGGGCGGCCTAGGCGATACGAGACGCTGATTCATGCCTGATCGTGGTCATATCTCACTCAATGGCAACCCATATCGCATAGACCTCCAATCATATAAGGTCCGCGATATTGTCGATTTCTCGCCCCGCGCCACCACGCCGGGCGGTTCCATTGTCCATAGTGAGTTAGGTCTGTATCAGCCCCTCCTACTAACAGACTGGCGACACGGTTTCGGCTTCCAGTGGTACAGCGATGCTATGGGATACATGCGAACGGATGGGCAGCTGGATACGCGTCATCCTGGTGTAGTTATGATGATGACCAGCCCCACTTCCACCGACACAGAACTTGCTACCAAAGAGGGCTTCTGTAACTTCGACGGGAGATTGTACTCGTGGGGGTCTACAGGTTCTAGCGGCTCAGGAGTTCGCAGATATTCAGCCTCCACATGGGATGACATTTTCTCTGATACCGCAGGTACGATACGCTTTGGTATTGTCAACTATCTGCTCCCGACCAGCGCCTATCTATTTGCGGCAGTGGATGGCGCCCGGATTATGAAACTGGATACCGCCGACGATCCGACCAATGCGGGGGCAGGAGCCAACTCGACTGACTACCGATGGCTAATCATTCACAACGGAAATATCTATGCGGGCAAGGACGCCTCGAATATCGTTTACTATGACAGCAATACGGCTCTGACTGGGCTGCAAGGCGACCCTGCCGACGATACGAACGAGATTGTTGTAGGACAGGGAGGATACCCCACTCTCGGTGCCGTGTCCCTCTTTGGCAAACTCTACGTCTTTCGTTGGGACGGAATGTGGGAGATCGGAGAGGACAACGTAGCCCGCCGGGTGCTGGACTTCTCCAATGAGGCGTCATCGACCAACTTCCGCTCGTGGGCAATCTTCAATGGTTCATTGGCCTTCCCTATCCGGGATAAGATATTTTCATGGAACGGCGCGCGGGTCACGGATATCACACCTCCGCCGCTCAGCGATACATTCCCCTATGTGACTTATGGCCGATTTGATAACCTAGTGGCAGTCGGCGGCTTCCTTTATCTGACTGCCCGCACGAATGAAAGCACCTACGAAGAGCATATCCTAGCCTTCGATGGTGTAGGCTGGCACAAACTGGCAGAACCACTGGCAACGGGCGCTGGCTCCATCACGAGCATGGGCTATGATGTAACCAACAATCGTCTTTGGTATCACACATCGGACACGGAGGAAACAACCTCCTACATTACATTCCAAAACCTGTCGGATTACCCCTTCGCTGATTTTCCCATCACGGGCACTCACTCATGGATTTCGAGTCGGATTGATATGGGTTTCCGACGTGTCACGAAGTCTACACCATCTCTGTTGGTAGGTGCCAGCAATATTCTCAAAGACGGCGGGGCAAGTGAGCGGTACCTGCAAATCTACTACTCCTTGGATGGCGGGGCATGGACGGCATGGGGCGGAACGGATGGGACGACGAATGTCGTCTCTGCCAATGGCGTCACCGAACTAATCAATCCCACAGGCGGATCATATAGTACGGTGCAGTATAACTATGTCCAACTTCGTGTGGATTTCATAACAGAGGCGACAGCGCAGACGCCCGTACTAGAAGACCTAACACTTCGCTTCCTTATGCGCCCAGCAGTGGCCTATGGGTATAGCTTTGCCGTTGTAGCGAGTAAATACGCACAGTTTGGGAGCCACACAGATGATCGAGAACCATGGGATGTAATTTCTGCATTACGAACGGCTCGAGATAGCAAAGCGCCCATCGCGTTTACCGATCCATTCGACGGCACACACCAAGTCTACATCTCGGCCATCAACGAGCAGGCTGTCGAGTTGCATCCCGATGAGCGGGGCGCTAGTGTAAACCTAGAGAGCAGAGTTATGGTAAACTTAGTTGAAGTGAGTAGCTAAACATGACAAGTGGTATCTATATTATTATCAACAAAGACAACGGGCATTGTTATGTGGGATCGGCCAAATCTATCGCCCATACTGCTACGAGCAAAGCGAAAATCTCTGCGGCATCGAAGCTGATGTGGCAACGACGGAGAGCCAATGCCCAAGCGGCGTGATTGGTTCACCAAGCGCAGAGTCCGGCCAGGATTCCGCACGCGCATCATCGTTCCCCAATCCGGGGCACGGCCTGTTCTGGTGCCCGGAGGCGACGCTCTACGTCCATCCGGCAAAGACCCGCAGTGGTTCGTCATGCATCGTCGAGGTGTTCGTAGGCCGCTGGTTGGCGAAGACCCACTAGAGGCACGGGCCGTATCCGAGGCCGTCTTCAATGGGTTTTTGCACGAGAGGATCATGTATGCCTTCTTGGTAAAGCTGGGCTTTCAGCCGGGCGTTGACTTCACAGCACAATCCAGCCTGGAGGGCGGACGACTAGAACTTGGTGGTCTGGTTGCCGACTTCTTGTTCTTCAACATGCGCTTAATCATTCGTGTACAAGGTCCTTATCACTCCGGCTTCCTCCAAGGTAAGAAAGACGAAGAGCAAAAAGGAATTCTCGAAGAGATGGGCTTCACCGTGATAGACATTGGCATTGATACTATCGCCAGTGAATACAGCCTAGAGGAATGGGGTCGTCGCGCATTCAACTTGGCCTCGGGAGTGGGTGGCTCTGGCGGTGCCATGGGGCCACACGACTTTGCCGAGGAGCCGACGATGGATTCTAATCTTATCGAGGCTATATGGGACGAGTTAGTTCATATCCGTCAGGGCGTGGATCGGGTCTACGCGGAGTATGTCTAGTTGGCCACTTTAGAATCTATACTCGCTGAAGTCCAAGTCCTCAGGCAGCTTGTAGACGACCTCCCAAGTCGCATTGAGATTGCATCCAATCAGATTGTAGTCATATCGGGTCTCTCGGATATCGACCATCGTCTTGGACTTGTAACCGCCGGGGAGTTCCGCACAGGCAATGGTGTTGTGCCTGGCGATGGATTTACGGGGGTTCGTATTGGGTATCCGGCGTTTACCTATGGCTCATCTACATGGCACATTGCCGGGGTCAATAATGATGTAATCCAATTCGGCCTACGAGCGACGGACGGTGCCGCGCTGTTTGGCGCGGGGACCGGACTTATTGATGCTAGCGGGTTGCTAATCACATCTACCGCCCAACGTATATATCTACAGGCTGACGGTGACGCCTTCTTCGGCAGCAACCTGGCCGCCGCTGCTACTACCTCGTTCGTCGTCTTCTCCAACGCCCAGACCTACAACAGCGAGAGCATGGGGGCCGGTGACGTGCTGCTGGGCGACAACACGGCAAGCAAGGCCAACATGCTGTGGGATGTGTCGGAGTCTGTAGTGCGCTTCCGCGGCGGCACGACTTCCGGCGCCCGGATTGAAACCGACGGCACAATTTTCGT